GCGGCCTGTTCTTTTGATATAAAGTTTCTAATCACAACATATTTGTGATCTTTGTAAAATTTTGCTGTATCTTTTATTGATTGTTTTTTAGGCATATTATCTCCAAGGCTTTCCTAGTGACCATAACACTAATGAATACCTTGTTCCTCTTGTTACTGGTGTTACACAATGATGAGTGTAAGACGGAAAAATTATAATAGAACCTGTTGGTCTTATCTCCTGGCACACGTGAAATCTTTTAGCATTGTGATGTCCAAAATCAAACTTTAAATTACCACCAGCATAGTTTTTTGGATTTGTAAGATTTACTGTCATACTTATTTTTCTTATTTTATCCCACATATGCTGATTATCTGTAAAACCTGGTGCTAGCATTCCGTTTGGTCTTAAAGGCACATCTTTTGTAGAAGGTACAGGATTTCCTTTACCATCTAATTTAATTGTACCATCTTCATTTCTTTCAACGTTTTTAAATATAGGTTTTTTGTCTTTTGTTTCACCTACTTTAATTGCTGGTTTATAAGCACCTGGCCAATCTGATTGACCGTCAGCGTGCCAACCATAAAATTGACCTTTTGATTTATGTCCGTGATAAACTGTAAACTGAAAAGACTCTGAAAAATCCCACTCCCACATCCAACCTGCTTGTCTGTTAGCGTGATGAATATATGGATGAAATAAATCGTATAACCATCTTTCATTTAACCAAGAAATATGACTATCTCTTACGTAAGCTTTACTTACATCAATGCCTTTTTTCTTTAAAGTTATTTTATTAGCGCCACCTGTAGATAATCTAGTTGATGTTTTTTTACCTTTACTATCAACACCACCTTTTTCTTTACCATCAAATGTAGAGGCATTTTTTGAAATACCTTTCTTTTCATCAACGACCATTTTAGATAGGCCTAAAGATATTATTTCCTTACATTTCTTTTCAGGAATGGCACTTTTATAGTACATATACTTGTTGCTCGTTTGCATATGATTAACTCACTTTCATTATCTTTATTTTATTTATATAGCTCCACTGGTAAACTTTCTCCAGTCTATGGCGTTCTTAATAGTAAAACCTCTATTACCTATTTGTCTAATTGTTCTATCTAAAAAATCAACGGTTGTAGAAAGATAATCAACTTTTTGTTTTTGCTTTTGTAAATCTTCATCTGAATCCAAATACTTGTCTATATCTGTTCTTAATATTTTTAAATCAAAAGGTTTTTCAGCATACACAGAAGCATCAGCTTTTCCTGTATAATATTCCCACTTATCTTTTTTCATTACACTATATTCAGTTTCAGCACGACTTAACATTAACTTATACTTTGTTAAGTGTTTCATATACTGGTTGTGTAATTGTGGTGTTTTTAATGACTCTAAATCTAGTTCAGTATCATTTATTTTAAGGTCTTTATCGGCCTGTTCTTGTAGTTTTTCCAAATCCATAATATCTCCATAATATCACAAAAGCTTTAAAAAATCAAGCTTCTACGAGGTTGTAACGCTAGTTGTAGAGGATCCTACAGTAGCAAAGTCATATATTTCATAATTAAAAGACACAGTTGCTGTTAGATATTCAACATCTGTGGCCTGTTGGTTATAGTCTAGTCCTGTCAAAGAAGTAGGAAACACGTTTCTAAATCGTACTTCTACTTGTGGATTGTTCTTACTTGTTAATACAGTTAGTGTAGCGTCTGAATATGTTCCACCAACATTCGGTGAACCATATTTTACTTTACCAATTTCTGTACTAACAGACTGATTTTTGGCTGGAAATCTATCATTACCAGCTGAAATTAAATCTCTAAATTCTGAATAGTCACGTGGAAAACCTAGACCAACTAACCAACCGTGTATTTCTTGGAAGTTTTCTAAATTTTCATCTACTAAAAAAGTCATACTTAAAGGCTCATATGTCAACTTATCACCAGGTAATGGTATATCTTTAAATGGTGTTTGTTGTGACATATTACCACCTAGTGTAATACCAGGTATGTTAACTGCTGTACAAAAATATTCTACCTTTGGTAGTTTGAGTACATTAAATTTAAACTGTGTAGGACTGGCATAATCCTGTGATGTTGGTTGTCTGCCGTATGAGTTTATAGTTGTCATATTATTATTTATATGTTATTTCGGTAGTGTTCCAGACTCACCTAGTTTCTCTAAAGCATCCACTATTGTACTCATACTTACTTCGTCTTTTTTACAAGGGTTTTCTTCAGTAGATACTTGATATTCTTCACATATTGGTAAATCTTGTGTTTTTACTTTTTCTTCTTCACAAGCATTTGACCAAGTAAAAACAAGTAACATTATGAGTGTTATAATGAATATGTATAGGTATTGTAGTAGTATTTTCTTCATAGTTGTACTTTATTTATTGCATAAAAAAAGGCCGCTTTTTTAGGGCGGCCTTTTTTAAATAAATCAATTAAGATTACATTAAGTTCGCTACTTTGACTCTTCTGTAGTATCTGTTAGCGTTGGCATTACCAGCACCGTTGATTACAGCATTGTCAGATACGCCTGCTTCAGCAAATGGGTTTGCTTGTAAGCCGTATCTTGTTTTGAACCCAATTTTCGGTTGGAAAGTGTCCTGACCAACAGCTCTTACCATTTGTAGAGGTACATATGGGCAGTAGAATATACCAGCGTCATATGGTGAAGTACCTTTGTAACCTACAACAAAGTATTGAGCAGCAGCGTTATTAGCACTATATGGATCAATGTACACTTTGTACTTACCGTTTAATACACCAGCAAAAGTATTACCTGTGTCGTCAACGTTTAGGTTATTGTTAAGAGCAGGTGTGTAGTCTAACACGCCAGCCATTTGAAGTGCAGAAGCGACATCTGAAGAACAGATAATCATATTTCCTCTACCTCTTCTTGTTCTTTGAGCGATAACGTTTGCTTCTCTCTCAACTTGGAACATTAGGCCTTTAAATCTCTCAACTGACCATCTACCGTTTGAGTCAGTATCTAAATCAAAGATACCAGCAGTAGTTGTGTTGATAGCATTAACAGAACCAATCGCTGTAGAAGCGTTGTCTGATGCACCGATTTCAGCGTTGATGTAAATTGTTCTTACAACTTCTCTATTGATTTCCGCAAGGATCTCAGCAGATAGGATGTTAGCCAATTCTGTTTCAGCGTCTAAACCGTGGATTGCTTTAAGGTCTTGTGCAAGTTCCATAGTGTACTCAGCTTTAAGAGCTCTTGACTTAGCAGTCACAGTTGATTTCTCAATTGAGAAAGCCATTTGAGCAAAAGCGTTATTAGCAGAATCACCTAAAGCTTCAGCAGTAGCAGTTGCCATACCTTGGCCTCTTGTGTATGCTGTGCTTGGGTCATCATTTAATAAACCTGGATTTGTACCAGTTTGACTAGCACCAGAAGCGGCAGTTGAGTCACCAGCAGCATTTCTACTAGAGAAATCTGTGTCAGCTTCGTCAAATAATGCTTCAGTACCTGATTGGTTAGTGTATCTGCTTCTCATAGCAAAGATAAGGCCAGTTGGTCCAGTCATTGGCTGAACGCCAGCAATATCGTAAGCAATCAAATTAGGCATAGCTCTTCTAACTAAAGAAATTAGGATTGGATCCCAATTTTGAACTGATGAACCAGTTGCGTTAGTTGGAGCAGCTTCATTTAAGAAAGCAGCGTCTTCTTTTGATGCTCTCTCTTGGTTTTCCAAGATAGTAGCAGTAACGGCACGTCTGTAAGAATCCGTGATCTTTGGAAGATCAGCGTGTTCTAGGACTGGCTGCCATTTTTTTTCGTATTGTTCTGATAAATACATTTGTTTTTATCTCCCGTTTTATTTGTTAGACAATTTAATGTCTTTTGTTTTACTTATAGCGGCGGTATAAGCAGCCATAGCATTAGATAAATCTTCAGGTTGTGAAGATTCGCCTGCCGCTACATCATCTATCTCATTACCACTAGCTTCAACTTTTTTACCAAAGTAACTTTCTTTGATAGTTGCAACTTTAGTTGTAAAGTCTTTCTCATTAGAATACTCAACTTCTTCAGCAAGTTTGTTGAATTTCTCCTTAGCAGTGTCAGCTAAATC